AAGAAAGGGGTTCTAACGAACCCCTTTTTTTATGGCATTGTAATATTAGTATTTTCTGTTTTTATTGTATTATCATTTATAAATTGTGAAGATTTATCATATGTCATTATTTCTCTAAAATCATTTAGGAATTGTTGTAAATATTCTGGTTTTAGTATGTAAATACTTCTTTTTTTATCGTTCAATTCAGTTTCATATTGATAATTTGAAATAGATGTTCTAATATCATTTCCATATTTTATTACATTATAATTTAATTTTTTATCCCAATATTGAACATATGCTACTGAATCATATATACCACCTTTATCTGCTTCAGTAGGAGTTTCGAAACTAATTTTATTAGTTTCTTCAATTACTTTTATTCTTATTACAAGACTTCTTAGATTACCATCTGTACTTGTATATGATAGACTATCATATATATTTGCTTCTCCATTAGTAAATGATAAAGTTGGTATTATAGATGAAATAAAATCATCATCAGATTTTCTAGTATAAATCCATGTTAAATTATTAACATCTATATCAAAAAATCCATATTTTTCTCTTAAAGTAAAATATGTTTCATTTGATGTATTTAATGCATTTATAATATTTCCAGATGCAACACGTTCATTGGCACTATCAAATGAAAAACTACTTGCTATGAATGATTGTGTTACTGTTGATTCGTCAATAGTAGGTAATGGTGTTTTATAATATTCATCAATTATTTGACCTTTGGGAAGTATTAAACGTTCTTCTTTATCTTTAACTTCTTTAGTTTCCCAGTGATGGATATTATTTAAATTATTGCCATACTTATCATAGGAGTAGTCATAGATTTCTTTATCTGATAAAGGCCAATCATTTCTGACATTTATTATTCCACTTGTGCTATTAGGTCCTTGTGCAGTTAATAAAACAACCCAATCTAACTCTTCATTTCCATAATATTCTTCTGCTACAGTTTCAGGTCTATATCCTATTGGTATTTCATACTTAGTAAAAAGGGTGAATACATTTTGAAGATCATCTCTTAACTTAATTCTACGGAATAAATTCTTTGTCTCAATATAATCAAGAGAAGAATTTTTATCAGATAAAAACGATTGATATAATAAGTTTGGTAGTTCTCTAAAATATCCCATTTTAATAACCTACTGTAGTGTCTAAATCATTACCACCTTCATCAAAATAATCAATATCATAGATGGGTTCTAATTCTTTAAATGATAGATCCATAATCATAGAAATTGGTTCTTTATTTTCATAAGTTGCATAAACGCCATCTGCAGTATAATTAACTGATATATCTTGTAAAAAGCATTGTTTAAATTTATGTAAGAATGGATGATTATTTCCTCCACTTTTATATCTTAATTCAAATACATTAGGTGTACTTAAGAAAAGACTAGGACTTTTACCTGCACCATTTGTTACTTTAGGTGCCATGTTCATTTTAAAGGTTCTTATTATTAATTTAATTTGTTCTGCTTCTTTTTGACTTCTAGGAGTCATTTTGAATGAAAATTTAAAATTTCTTAGTGTTGGACCATTGAATAATAACTCCATATTTGGGTTGAATATTTGTCCACTCTCTCTAGCCATTATTTGTCCAACTGTGACATTTCCACCAAAAGCACCAATTGCACTAGATGCTAATTTTTGAGTTAAAAGTCTTTTAGCATCACCACCATCAAATCCTGTATTACCAAATGCTTCTTTGATTGTGTCTCCTCCAGCTGCAAATGCCTCACCAACTTTTCCTTGACCTAGTTTTTTACCCATTTCTTCCATCATTTCGACAGTACCGCCAAGAGCAGCACCGACTAGGGTATTCATACTACTATCACCATATTTTGTAGAATTTCCATCTTGTACTCTATTTGGTACTTGTAATAAGATAGTTCCTTCATTTACTAATGATTTTGTTACATTACCTTTAGGTACGTTAGAAGTCATACTAGTTCTTCTACTACCAGGCATTGATGCTATTGTATTTGATCCTCCTCTTTCCTTTGTTGATTGATATTTGATAATATCAATTTGTAGGTAATCTGTTGATTCTGTAAGTGCTTCTAAAGGATATCTTAATACACCACCTCTTGATTTTATATGAGATGTTTTTTTATTTGATTTAGTACTAGTATTAGTAGTTTTAGTAATTGGAGTATTACCTTTAGTTTTATTACTTTTATATTCTTCTATAATTTTGGGAACTGTTGTTTCACCTCTTCTAACTTTATCAAGATTTTTAGAGGTATATGGACCACTATCTTTACTATCAAATAACTTCCCACCTAACATTTTATCGACCTTATATATTAATTTTAACTATTTAGACGTATTTTTGCATAAGGAATAGAACGTAAAGAATCTACTTCTTCCAAATTGACAATATGTAAGTCTCCAACGACTTCTTGCCATGTATATTGTCTTACATTTCCCCAGTGAAAATTTAATCCCCTAAATCCCCATTGAAATATGTCTGTGACAGCAACAAGAGGAAATTCATCATATCTAACTCCAGGTGTTTTTGGTTTATATACAAAAGTGTAATAGTTTCCTGCTTCTGGAGTTGACTCTGTTTCTGGTAGTGCTTCTAGTATTTCTAGCATTAAATCATCTGGACTTTCTACTCCTATTAAATTATCTGCTATTGCCGTAATTTTATTTGCCATTACTTAATACCTAGTTCGTTTTCTGTTAATACTTTAAACTCTAACATTCTATCTTTACAATATTCTGTTGCTGCTTCCCACTTTGCTTGGTTTTTTACATATTCACATACTTCACGAACATATGATTTAGTTTTTATTTTTTGTACTTTTGGTTCTATACATTGTTTCTTTGGTTTAATCTCAATTACATATTTTTTAACTTGTCCATTATTTTCTCGTACTTTAATATAGAAGTCTGGAAAGTATCTATGGTATCTATTATCTAGTGGTGACTTGTAAGGAATAAAAAATTCTTCACTTCCCCACTCTAAAATATTCTGATTACTATCACAATATTTCATAAACTTAAGTTCCCATAAAGAACGGTATATTATATTAGTATAATCACCTTTATATTTGTTCGGAATGCTAGGTCTGAATTTTCCCTTATAAGCCATCTAAATAGAAATAATATAAGACTCGTATAAGGTATTTAGAGTGGCAAAAGCAATTGTCCAGAAAATTACTATGCAGGATGCCAAAGTGAAATTTGGTAATATTGCATTGACTAATTATTATCAAGTTAATTTTTCAGTTTTAAAACAAACAATAACAAATTATCTTGAACGTATTATTGGATTATCAAATTCTAGAATGTTTTTATCTAGAGAAGCTGGAATATTATGTTCAGAAGCATCATTACCTGCTAGTGCATTTAATACATCTGAAGTAAATGATAGTTTTATGGGAATTCCTCAGGAATTTGCTAATACTAGATTATATACTGATATTGATTTTACTTTTTATATTGATAATGATTATTCTCTTTTAAGAATTTTTGAAGGTTGGATGGATTACATTTCAAATGGTTCTGACGTTGATATAGATGATAAGTCATATTATAGAAGATTCAGATATCCTGATGACTATAAAGTTGATACAATGTCTATTGTTAAGTTTGAAAGGGATTACGGTCCACAATTACAATATGATTTTAAAAATGCATTTCCTAAAGCAATTAATTCTATACCAGTTAGTTATGGTACTGCAGATATTTTAAAAGTTACCGTTACTTTTAATTATGATAGATATGTTGTAAATAGAACTCTTAAATCTAGAAATACAAAATCAGGTATTTTAGGAACTTAATTCTAAAAATTACTATAAATAAATTTACTGAAGTGTGAAAACATTATGCCATTACCAAAGATTAATACTCCAACTTATGAGTTAACATTACCTTCTACAGGAAAAAAAATTAAGTATCGTCCATTTTTAGTCAGAGAAGAAAAAATTCTTATTATGGCATTGGAAAGTGAAGATATGGTACAAATAACAAATTCTATTGTTCAAATATTGAGTGATTGTATTATATCTAAAGGAGTAGATGTTACTAAACTTGCTACTTTTGATATTGAATACTTATTCTTAAATGTACGTGCAAAATCAGTTGGTGAAACAGTTGATGTTAGTATTACATGCCCTGATGATAATAAAACAGCAGTTGAAATGAATATTAATATTGATGCTATTAGAGTTCAAAAAACTAGAGGTCATAAAAATACTATTAAGTTAGATGATCAATATTCTATGAAACTTAAGTATCCATCTTTTGATGAATTTATTCAGACTAATTTTGAATCTGGTGAGAATGAAAGTGATGTGAATAAATCTTTAAGTATGATTAGTTCATGTATTGAAATCGTTTATGATGAAGAGGAGAGTTGGGATGCTTCTGATTCAACTAAACAAGAATTAGAAGAATTTGTAGAACAATTGAATAGTAAACAATTTAAA